CAAATTGGACAGAGCCATGCTATCTTAATTTTCAAGACTTAACCTTTCTTGCAAACCCGGTGAGCGCAATTTATGGAATATTTGAGGTAGAGTCTGAGGTTTTATCAAAAAGACCACTCATTCATATGGTAAACACTCTAAACAACAAGAGATTTGAAATTAATATAACGGGATATGACATAACTTATGAATTTGATGGACAAGAGCTTCCAGGAACCGCATTCTCCGTATTAAACGAACACTTTGTCGTAGGATTTAACATCCCCCAACTTTCAGAAAATTTTAACTACGAGCTTTCATCATTCTTCAGTTCCCCAGAAGTGCTTAGCCTGTATATTGGAGGCGACGGAGTAAACACCTTTGAGGGGAAAATTTATAGAATTGGTTTTGCAGATCAAAAAAACTTCTCTAAAATATCAGAATACTTTCAGGAAAGTGGAATTTCAGATAACTCTGCTCAGTCCCTGATTGAGCTTCACTACTCATCATATACCCTATCACCATTTTTTAGATATGGTACATACTTCTTGGACATATCTGTTTCTTCTGAGTGGGAAGAGTACTTCCCCCTATCGTATTTTTCCTCATACATAACAAAAAGAGATGGTTCTAGGGGGTACGACTTAGACTACTTGCAGTTTAATTTTGGATATCCATCCCTTATAGAAATAATACAGGAGATGGTGGACAATCCAGACTGGATATATCAACAACTCTTTGAGGCATACAACAATCCAATACAAAAAAGCTATGAGATGTTAGACAATGAGGTTATAAGCGGCTATGTAACGTATTCAGATTTATCCTCCAACATTGTTACAGAATACAAGATCGATACAACTCAGTCATCACTAGATGCATACGCTACCTTTCAGTTGCTTGCGGAGGGCGCAGACGAGCCACTGTCTAGCTTCATTTACTCAAAAACTCTGACAGACTCCTACACTGTCTATGCAAATGAACAAAACACCAACCTGGACCCCTACAAAGCATACAAGACAAAATTTGGGGTTATTGATGGAACGATTATCTATCCTCCAAAAAATATTAATTTTAAGGATGTGGCTGTTGTCATACATCTAAAAATTGAACAAGATGGAATAATAAGTAACCCCTTAAAAATAAAAAATCTTGAAATTACGTCTAGATCTCTTAATGAAAACGGCTTAACACCAATAGGAACAAAAACCGGAAACTCAATTTACCCATATGTAAAGAATGGGATATATTATAGCGGTAAGTCAAAAAACCCAGTTATGATCAACAAAGATAGCCTTCCGTACCTATACACGACAGAAACTAGTGGGATTAGAGTTCTTGAAAAAGGACAAAACAAGGAGTACGGAGTATCGGTACCAATAAACAAATCTAAGTCAGATAACTACCTGCTGGGAGCATTCCAACTATTCTTAAAGTATGATCAGTTTAAGGAATCCATGGTTCCTCAAGTGATGTTTAGTTTATTGCATGGAAATGGAGTTGTTGAGTTTTTAATAAACACAGACCAAACACTAAAAAGATTTAAAATTACAGCGAGGGATCAGCTAACAAGATCAGAATACCCAGGAATATCTTTTTATCAAAATGGAATAAAGATAACAAACCCATACTTGTCCAAGAATGAATGGAACGTTATTTCCGTACTTTTTGACGATCCAATAGACCTTAGTAGCCAGTCTGGATCTATAAACCTTCTTTCTGGATGTACCTACAACAACATCTCCTTCTTCAAATCGACAGGTCTTAATCAATTTGGTGTAATAGTTCCTAGACTGTGGCAGGATGTTCTTTATGGGGATCAGGATCAGATACCTGGAAACGTTGTCGACTGGGCACAGGTATACGATGAAGGCGGCCTGCTACCTGATCCAAATGACTGGAAAAGTGTCTATGTCTTGGGTGAAGCCGTCCGATTCTCTACTACTCCAAAAGAAATATATTCTACCTACATGGGGACAAATATCGTTGTTGTGGATGACGACACTGGAATGTCTGTCACCAATGACGACTTTTCAGTCTACGCAGACCAAACATGGCTAAGCATAGTCAACAAACCAGTATAGTCTGCTATAATCTAACCATGAGTAATACAAAAAAATCAAAACTTGGTAAGTCAAAGGCCACAGTAATAAACAAAGCCTATGATTGGGGTTTATACTTCTGGAAATTACCCACGGGACATCTATTTAATGATGGTCAGGGAAACATGCTAAACATTCCATCAATGAGAAACGATATCTCAAAGATGGCAGAGCTTAGAAAAGCAGCAGCTGGTTATGGTCAACCAGAAGGAACCCCCTGGTTCTACCCAGGTATCAAGAGAACCACAGATGATCAGTATGCAGAGCAGCTGGATAGAATGAAAAACGGACTAATTCCAAACATAAACGATATGGGTGCAGTGTATGATGCACAACAAACCCTAAAGAAGCACGGAGATGAAGGTTAATGGAAGATCAAAGAATAAATATCTCCTATTCGGATGAAGTGGAAGAGGATAGAACTTTTCAAGAAAAGGACATATTCAACAAGTCCTGGGATGAACTAAAAGATCTTAATGGAATAAACCTTAATTTTAAAAGAAGGACAACCCGATCAGAGAACAAGATAGATAAAAGATATTATGACATTCCAAAAGATCAGGAAGGTCGAGTGTCTGGAAAGTACGCAGAGGATGCTGGGGTTAGGTCAAGGGGAGCAGGAGGCACAGAGTCAAAGCAGCTAAATCCAGGAGAAGTTTTTAGAAATGGATACGGTCTTTTCGATGTAATCACACCACCGTACAATCTTTACGAACTTGCCAATTTTTACGATAGCAACTTTGCAAACCATGCCGCAATTGACGCAAAAGTTTCAAACACAGTAGGTCTTGGGTACAGGTTTGAAACGGCAAAAGACGTTATCCTTCGAATGGAAGACATGGACGTTGAGAGTGCTAGACTAAAGGCTAAAAAAAGAATAGAGCGTAGCAAGGGTGACGCTATCGAGTGGTTAGAAAGCCTAAATGACGACGACAGCTTTATCACTACCATGGAGAAAGTTGATTTAGACTTAGAGTCAACTGGAAATGCCTATCTAGAAATAGGAAGGTCTGTAACGGGTGAGATTGGATATGTTGGACACATTCCTGCAACAACTATGAGAGTCAGAAGGCTAAGGGATGGGTTTACTCAAATAATCAGCGGTAAGGTTGTTTATTTCCGCAACTTTAACGCAACAAATCAAAATCCAATCACTGATGATCCAAGACCAAACGAGGTTATTCACTTTAAATCATACTCACCCCTAAATACATTTTACGGGGTTCCTGATATTATATCTGCTTACTTGTCACTTAAGGGAGACCAGTTGGCCTCACAGTACAATATTGATTACTTTGAAAACAAAGCTGTTCCAAGATATATTGTCGTCGTAAAGGGGGCAAGGTTAGATTCAGAATCAGAAGACAGATTGTTTAGATTCTTGCAGACTGGGCTAAAGGGGCAAAATCATAGAACCTTGTATGTTCCTCTTCCAGCAGATCAGGAGGGAAACAAGATAGACTTCACAATGATTCCCGTAGAGGCAAATGTTCAAGAGGCGTCGTTTGACGCATACCGCGAAAAGAACCGGAACGACATCCTTATGGCTCACCAAGTACCACTCTCTAAGCTTGGAGGGGTTGATTCTGGAGGATTGGCAGCAGCAATGTCCCAGGATCGTACATTTAAGGAACAGGTGACGAGACCAGCACAGAGATATATTGAAAAGATAGTCTCCAAAATCATTAAGACTAAGACAGATCTCATTGACCTTAAGTTTAACGAGCTGACTCTTACCGACGAAGTGGCTCAATCTCAAATACTCGAAAGGTTTGTTAAGTCTCAAATACTTCTTCCAGACGAGGCAAGAGAGAAAATTGACATGCCAACAAGATCAGATGGCAAGGGCGGAACACCACTAGAGCTTTCTGCAAGGCAGGGAATAGACGCAAGAGCAAACGCTTCTCAGAATAGGCAGAGAGACTCTGAAAGAACAAACAACAATTCTGACAGCGTAGCAACGACTACGGGAAGAAATGCTCAGGGTGAAGGCAGAAAGGTATAATTGTAACAGTTTTATAAAATGCTGTTATAATATAAACAATATGAATAAAAGTTATGTGAATGTTTGTTCTGCCACCCCAAAAGGTGTTTACGGTCAAACACTCTCGCTAAGTTCACATATATGTTCAGGAAAAGATGTGCTGTCTTATGTCTAGAATAAACAAGGCAAGTTTTAATCTTGATAATAAAGAGCTAAAAATGTCAATGCCATTTTCAAAGATAGACATAGAAAAAAGAACGGTATCCGGTTGGGCCACAACAGACTCTGTAGACCATCAAGACGATATAGTAACGGCAGAAGCGTCTATCTCAGCATTTACTAATTTTAGAAACAACATCAGGGAAATGCATGATGAGAAAAAAGCTGTGGGAAAGCTTATTTCATTTAAGCAGGATACCTTTTATGACCCAGACACAAACAAGTCTTATAGCGGTATCTTTGTCTCTACATATGTCAGCAAGGGGGCTCAGGACACATGGGAAAAGGTCCTGGACGGAACCCTTACAGGATTTTCAATCGGAGGAAGCGTAAAAGACTATGAAGACACCTACGACGACGATCTGGGTAAGTCGATAAGAATAATCAAAGAGTATGATCTTTTTGAGCTTTCACTAGTGGACAATCCTGCCAATCAATACGCAAACGTGATTAGTATTGAAAAAGGTCATACAGGGGGGTATCTTTCTAAGGCCCTCATCGAAAACGTATTTTGGTGTAATGATGATAACGTAGTTCAATTAAGTTCTGACAGTTTATCAAGTTGCCCTAGATGCGATAAGGGCATGAGCAATATTGGTTTCGTTGAGACCAATGATGCACAAAAGACAGAAGTAGTAAAGTCTATTCTTTCTACTGTCAAAAATGATGCAAAGGAGGTAAGCAAAATGAATAACGATACAGTTGAAACAGAGCCTACAGAAGAACCAGCGGAAGCTGTTGTAGAAAAAGCTGTTGACTCGGAAGTAGAAAAAACTGAAGACTCCGAAGTTGAAAAAGCTTCCGTCGAAAAAGACGAAGCAGAAGATGAAGTGGTCGAAGAAAAGTCTATGCACGAAGAAAAAGACATGGATGAAAAAGATCCCATGGAAGAAGAAAAGTCCATGAGTGCTGATGAAAAAGGCAAAGACGATATGTTAGAGCAAACAAAAGCACTGTCTGATCAAATACACACGACACTCAGCAACATTGCTGACACAATGAAAGTTCTTAATGAGAAGGTAGAAGAGCTCAATAAGACCGTTGTGGGAGTCAAGGAAGATGTCAATACAGTAAAAAATGAGTTTGGAAAGCGTGTAGATGCAGTGGAAAAAGATACTGCTTTCCGTAAGTCTGGCGACCTTGGAGAGGTTGTGCAGGAGCCAATTTTCGAAAAGGCTAAAAGATCGCTATGGGATGGACGTTTCCTCACGAAGTCCGACCTATTTAACTAAAAATAAAAGAAAAAATGGAGGTGAAGTACAATGTCAGAAGAAATCTTAAAGAATCAGCCAAGTGAAGCCGGTGAATACGGAGATCCAAACCCAGGTTTATTCCAGGGTCAAGGAGCTGTTGCAGCAGGTGGAATTGGCGGAGTAACTGATCCAGCCGCTGGCGTAGTAGGAAATATTCCTAACGCTAACTATGGAGTAACAACAGGACCAAACGCTGTCAACCCAACTGGTGTTGCTGGCGGAATCCTGAATCCAGAACAGGCTCGTCGTTTTATCGACTATGTTTGGGATGGTAGCGTTCTTGCCAAGGATGGCCGCAAGGTCACGATGAGAGCAAACACGATGGAGATTGAAAAAGTCAACGTTGGTGAGCGTGTTATTCGCGCTGCTTCTCAAGCACTTGGAGAGTATACAAACGCCGGAGCAACTTTCACAAAAGTTGAACTAACCACAAAAAAGATTCGTCTTGACTGGGAAGTTTCAACAGAGTCACTAGAAGATAATATCGAAGGTGGAGCACTTGAGGATCATCTTGTTCGCATGATGACAAGTGCTTTTGCAAATGACATCGAAGATCTAGCAATTAATGGTGACGGCGGTGCAGATCCATTCCTCGGTATTATGAATGGTTTTGTTAATCAAGTCACTACAGGTGGAGACGCTCATGAGGCAGTCGTTACTGTTTCAGCAAATGCATGGACCCCAGAAACAATGCAGCAAATCATTTACGCATTGCCACGCAAGTACCGTGCAGTAAAAAGCAACCTTAAGTTCTACGCTGGCACGGATACCTTTGCAGGTATCGTTGCAAGCAACGGAACACTTGCCGATGCAATTGCAGCAGCATTTGATCCTAGAGTTGCTGGTACTTCAGAACGCAGAGAGAACTACCTTAGTGGTGCAGGACAGACCCTTGGTGGAGCTAACGTCACTCGCGTACTTGGTATCGATGTTATGGAAGTTCCTTACTACCCTGCGGATTATGTCGATCTGACATTCCCACAGAACCGTGTTTGGGGATTCCAAAGAGACATCACAGTTAACCGTGAGTACAAGGCCAAGAAAGATACAATCGAATACACAGTGTTCGTTCGTCTTGGCATCACATGGGAAGAACTAGATGCAGTAGCTTACGCAGACGCGGCAGCCGACGTATCCTGATAGTAAAAATATCTAAGGGGGGCGGGTATAACACTCGCCCTCCTAAGTATATTCTGATATAATTAAACCTAAGAGAGGTGTAAAAATGTCAAACTTTGAAAAAATGACCGTTGTTCAGCTTAAAGAATATGCCAAGGATAATGGCGTAGATCTTGACGGAGCAAAAACAAAAACAAGTATTCTTTCTATTTTGGTGGGTATAGGATCAACTGATGGAGAGTCAGAAAACAAAAGCGTCATCAGCTCGGAAATTACTTCTCCCAAAGCTAAGGCTGTAAAATCTCCGATAAAGGTAGATGACATGGGGATAATCACAACGGCCACAGCGGATAACTTCAAGGACAAGATATTTAGCTCAAAGCCAAAGATAGAAGAAGTAAAAAAGGTTGCAATTTATTCAGAAAAAAACATGAATTGGAACAGTATAGGAAGAATATCCAAGGGATATAATATTGTTACAAAGGAGGCAGCCGATATGTGGCTTACCCGAAAGGGAATTCGTGAAGCAGAACCCGAAGAAGTAGCAACACATTACGGCCTATAGACATGGACCTATTAAGACAAACACCCTTTAACTTTTCAATAAGCTTTTCAGTACCGTCTATATCAACAGACCACATCTTAGAAATATATGGAAGCCGTGGAGACGCAATTGTTTCTGAAGTTCTAACCTCTAGCGTATCCGGAGTAATTACATATGAACTTCCTATGGGATTTCAAAAGTATGATGGATCTTACCCAGTATACATATACACAATAGATGTAGATGACTTAGCAGATGAAACAGTGGTCATAGATACACTTTACATATATAGACCCTACATCAACCCCATAACGCTTTCAACTGGTACAGATTGTGATGCAGCTGAATACACTCAGCTAGAAAAAACAGCAAGATTTATCCTTGACACCCTCGTTGGAGGATTTTACTACGAGTCAAAAGCTATTGAGTTGACTGGCCTTGGATTGGATTACCTGCCACTACCCAAAAAAGCAAGTAGAATAAACTATGTTTATCAAAACAACGTGGCGGTATACAATAGATTGGTTCCGTTATCTGGTCAATATACTTATCTTATTAGCCCAGATAAAACATCACTAACAATAGACCTTGTTGGAGAATACAACAAAAAAGAATCTAGGAGTGTGCAGTTGCCAATGGCCGCATCTGATTCCTTAATGCTTTCTTCAGAAAATTATGACCAGGTTATCTCTCTAACCAATGGCGGAGGCAGCTCATTCTTTCCCAAGGGGGCTGACTTTACTATTTATGGCGAGTGGGGGTGGCCAGTAGTTCCACAAGAAATAAAAGAAGCGACTAGAATTCTTATTGATGACATTAAGTGTGGAAGGCTTGCCTATGTTAGTAGATATGTAACAGAATATGAAACAGACCAGTTTAGAGTAAAGTATGGGGATCTTGCATCAAGTGGATCGGGGAATCTAATTGTGGATAAGATTATACAAAAATACTCTATACCTATCTACAGATTAGGGGTGCTTTAGTTGTTTTGTGATCCAGAAGCATTCTATTCAATGAACTTGGATGTTTATTATTCTTATCAATCTCAAGATGCATTTGGCGCAGCAATCAAAACCTGGAACCTAAATCAAACACTCATTGGCTATGTTCAGCAGGAAGGTTCAATGGAAAAAAATTCCTTAAAGGCAGAAACATTTTTTGAGTACAGCAACAGATTGGTGGGAAGAACATATGTTGATCCAAGAATCTCTATGGAGGGAACAGGCTATCCAATAACTAGCATGTTGATAACAAACATACAAGACTCTAAAACTGGAACCACATTCTACACAGAAAGTGCTGGAAAGAGGTCTGGAAAGCCAACGATATACGACGTAATGTCTGTAGATCCACACATAAACCCCTGGAATGAAATAGAGTATTACAAGGTTTACTTTGTTCGTTCTGATTTGCAGGAGATAAATCGTGATTAGCGTAAGAATCGACAACAAAATGCTTGAGAGATTCTTAAGAAATGCCGTATCTTACGGTAATGGATTTTTAGAGGGCGTGGCCTTGGAAAGATTAAACTTTAATAGAGTGCTGGCTGGAGTAACCGTAGAAGCTTTGGGAGAGTACATAGACCAAAAGGCAAGAATGAATTCTGATACCCTGCATCATGTCTATGAGTGGGGTCAGGTTGGAAATAGCTCAGCCAGGTTGTTTAACTTTAGTGTAAAATCTGGAAAAACCTTTATCTCTATATCTGGAAGTTTTTTGCCATCAAAGTCTATTTCAGAAACATCCTCAGAGCCGTTTGTAAACAAAGCAGATGTTATGGAAAACAAGATAGCTATAACAATAACACCGAAAAACTCAGAGGTTCTTGCTTTTGAGAGTGAGGGAGAGATGGTGTTTACATCAAGCGATGTGTACATAGCTAATCCTGGTGGGGACATGGTTGCAGGAAGTTTTGGCTCTGTAGTAGACGAATTTTTTCAACAATACTTTACGTCCTCAATCCTCAGACAACTCTTGGCAGATTTAAGAACTCCACAAGAGTTTTCTAGACTTTTTCCTCAAGGGGTAGAATCTGGTGGAAGGTCTGTGGGGGTTGCTGCTGGAAGAAAATATTTTAAGGTAAGAGGGGCAGGGTTAAATGAGTCTTTCTAACTTCGGGTTTGCCCCAACTGTTGTGAATAATTACCTCTGGAGCGTAATGAAGTTGGTGGAGCCATCTCTTTCCAGTCCATCAAACTATGGGTCAACCATCCCCTTTCTCCCGCTAGGCGACGCGGCAGCGGGAACCCTGGGGTGGGAAGACAAAACGTATGTTATATATGACAGAATGTTTAAAGCAATGAAAGACCCATCCTATTGGGTGAAGTGTGAAGAGGTTA